ATTGCAAAGAATCTTGCACCAACAGGTGAGATGGACAACTATGACATAGAAGTGTTTGAACAGATTGCAGAAATATTTGCAGATAAACCACAGTACAAACATGTAAAGTTTGTAATACCAGATGAGCCACACCTATCACTAAACGTATGCGGTACAAACATGAGTTTTACTCATGGACATCTTGCAGGTTACAGTGGCACAGTTGAAAATAAACTTATGAACTGGTGGAAGAACCAAACATTTGGTGGCTTCCATGCAGGATCCAGTGACATTCTTGTCACAGGTCATTATCATCATCACCGTGAATTACATGACGGACGCACATGGATACAAGTACCTAGCTTAGATGAGAGTACATGGTTTGAACATCAAGCAGGTAAGAAAACCAAACAAGGTGTAATGACTATGGTTGTTGATAGTAACGGACACAACAACAAAGAGATCGTATGAGTTATACATGGCAAGGTACATAAAAAGCAAGGCGGTCTCACAGGACCGCCTTATTGCTTGGGAAGGAGATAACACGTTTAGATGTTATCTGATCTCACCACAATACCATGTGGTATAATTAATGTCAACACTCATTTCATTGATAAGAGGTTTCCTCCTTTACTCTTATCCTTGACACCAGGTCAATTAACTTCGATCTGGTGTTTTTCGTAAAATTCTTGGATATTATGGTTTTTTATACTACACTTATAGTGGGAGGTAGTAATGACTGCAATTAATACTACGTTTGATGATAACTTTATGTTGTCTGAACTTGTACAATCAGTTGGTGAAACTGGTAGAGGATTTATTGTTATACATAAACATAGTCCTAAGTACATAGATAGCACAGGTGAGTTACGTGATTGGTTACACAGACACGGACTATACATTCATCACTTTGAGAATTGGAATAATGTTATCCACTACGTATTTGTACGTTCAGAACGTGGTGGCGACTAAGCCATGAATATATTTACAAGTCAAAAGGATTTAAAGAAGTGGGCGATAGCTATGGCTAACGCATGCGGTGGTCAAGAAGTGTCACAGACTTCTATTAAACTTAACAAACCTAACGCAAAAAAAATAGAAAGTTTAACAAAACAATTTGTAGAAAACTACAATGAAATGATGATGACAGCAATAGAACTAGCAAGTAAGGAAGAACAAGAATGAGCGCACCTGATCCAATGGATAGAGATGTAAAAGTTATGTTTACTGACAACAGTACACGTGATTATATAATGACTGCTAGCAATATAAAAGAAGCAGAAGAAGTGTTTGATTTGATTTTTAATCACATGGAACAAAGTATTACAGATTTACTAAAACAATATAGTGTTGGTAAAAAAACAAAAGTATGGGTAGAATATCATATAGATAAAGACCAAGACATGATGGAGGAGGAGAACGACTAATGGCATGGCAAGATGAATACGATCAAGTAGAAGATAGATTAAAAAAGTTTTGGAAAGATAATCCTAACGGCAGAATAGAAACTGATATTATTGCTATATCAGAAGACCACAAGTCTGCTGTTCATAAAGCAGAGATTTATAAAAACATGGAAGACGCAAGACCAGTAGCAACTGGTATAGCGCAAGACCAACACGGACCTAAAGGTGCTAACCAAACATCATGGATAGAGAACGGGGAGACGAGCGCAGTTGGTAGAGCATTAGCGAACTGGATTTATCAAGCAAAGAAGCGTCCATCAGTCACAGAAATGCAGAAGGTGGAGAACTTGTCGGACAGTCAAGTTACCAAGAGTGTAGCTAAAACTGGCAACAGCAATAGCTATACTCCTTCACCTTCTATTAAAGAAAAAATTAAAGACGTACCTACAGGTCCAGTAGAAGATACTAAATCTGCATTAGAAGAGATTGGTGTAGTGGTTCAAGAAAAAGTTGTAGTAACTAACGGCACAGTAGAACCTAGATGTCTTAGTTGCCAGAGTGAGTTATGGGACAACAGGGTAGATAAAGCAAGCGGTAAAATAAAAGACACGTATCCAGATTGGAAGTGTAAGAACAAAGAATGTGACAATGGTAATCCACGTATATATTACATGGATAGTTTTAACGCAGAAAAACAAGCACCAGAAGAATGGTTTATGCCTTCAATGCCTGAAGCAAAAGCAATAGAGGACATTGGCGAAGACGAACCACCATTCTAATGATACATATAAAAATAATACTTGATACTGGTGGTGTGTTTCAAGACGTAGAGATCGTAGAAAAACCTACACATATTGATTTACAAGTGACAGAAGAGATCAGGGAGGACGAGAACTGGTATGACGAAGATTAAAAAAAATGATCCGATAAATCCGTTTGATGGACCTGGTGTTAAGGTTGGATCAGAAGAGTTTAAGAACATGGTTATGGGTGTAATGATTAATAAACATTTAGATCCAGATGAAGATTTTAATTTGAGTAAGTGACTTACAAGCCACTACCAGAGTATCTTACAATACAACCTAGCAAGATAGATGGCTTAGGTTTGTTTACATTAGTAGATATAGATAAAGGTGTAAACTTAGGAATGTCACATATCATAGACACACCTACGTTAGATACAATACGCACACCGTTAGGTGGTTTTGTAAATCATAGTGACACACCTAACTTAAAAAAAATATTGGATCATAGAAAATATTATTTATATACGATCGTTGACATACCTATGGGCAGTGAATTAACATTAAAATACGAATGGTATGAAGTAGAAGGAGATGACTATGAGTATGAGAGACGAGATCCTACAGCTATTAGATGATAAGAAGTGGCATTGTGCTACAGAGCTTATAGAGTTCGGTTGGTCTGCACGAAATAGAATATCAGAGATACGACAAGATCACGGACAAGATTATATACTAGGTGAAAAATGTACTATGCACACACACAGAGGTAGTGTCAGCATGTATAGATTGAATGATCAGGATAAAAAACAAGAGTTATTAAATAGACTTGACGATCAAATTCAGCTACAGTTGTAGTATGAAAGACATATTAAAAACCAAAGGCGGTATAGCTTCTTGGGATTTAATGGATACATGTGATGGTTTTCTTGAAGCAATAACATATTGTGAAGAGATAGAAGAGAGTGATCGAGTAGGATTTTTTCCTAACGATACTGTCGAAGACAATAGTTTGTATCAACAATTATATAAACTAGAACCACACTTTCCAACAAAAGATTGCCCACACTATGGCGGAGTTAAAGTCGAAATAGTTACGGCAAAAGGCGTTGGGTATCTTAGTGTCTTACTAGACATGAACGATTTGTTTTCTTATCAGTATGTTCAACGGGGTGTGCAATTAGACTATGGTAGATTTTATCGTGCTGACATGCACGAATACTTAACTTCATTATCTAAGGTACTAAATTCACCGAAAGCATTAAAGGAGAGAAAACTATTTAAGAAAGAAGAATAGTGAGTAAACAAAAACAACAGGGAACTAAACTCGAAACCTTCGTAGCAAAGATGTTAGACGGTGAGAGAATTGCGGAAGGTGGTATGAACGATAAAGGTGATGTTAAATTTACATGGAACGGTAATGATTTTTTTGTAGAGTGTAAAGCTAGACAAAGTCTCAACGTTACACGTGAGTTAGCTAAGGCAATCAAGAAGTCAAAGTCGAACTTTACAGCGTTAGTTTGGAAGCGGTTAGTTAAAACATCTGGACAACGCAGACAACCAGACGGAGTGCCGATTATTGTATGCTTAACACTTGATACTTTTATAGAAATAGTTGAAACTAAAATCGGAAATTCATTCTTTGATGATCCATTCTGGAAACAATTACCATGACAGATATAGATACAGTTGGACGGCAAGTAGCACTTAATCTAGCTAGTCTCATGGCTAAAGTTGAGTATGAATTTAACAGACATGAGCCATGTTTAGTATGCAAAGAAAAATACATGCACCACATTGACGGACTACCGTGTGAGCGTGATGACGCACGTAAAGAAATAGTTAGACACAACCGTTGGAAAAAAAATATTTTAAAAGATTGACATAAAATAAAACTTCGATTATAAATTAATTAACACATAATAATGGTTGGTGGTTCATTACCACCTAGACACGAAACAACTATATGCAGACCACGTTAATTATGTGTTACAAGTGTAAGCTAACTATTGCGGGTAGCGGTTTGAAATTTAAGAATATAATACATAACCGCCACTACATAAAGTAGGAGTGTATCCAATTCTTAATAGTTAGCAAGCACTACATCTTTGTGGAAGGAGATACATGAATTTACGTTGTGAAAATCACAAGTGTTACAACATTCTTAATATACATAAGTTTAGGAAACATGGTAGAACATTACGTTATTGTAGTAACAAGTGTAACCAAAGATACTTCAAAAAAAGAACGCACCAAAAAACTACACGTCATATTGGAGATACCGTGCGTTGTGGTTTTTGTAACTCTAAATTTATTTTAAGAGCAAGTAAGAGTAAATATTGCAGTCGTCAATGTTATTTGGATAGCATGTATAAAACACGTAGAACGAAACTCAAAACAAAACACAAAAACAAAACACAAGAATTTTACTTTGCAGAGAACGATTACTTTTATAAGTTTGGTAGAACGTCAAGAGAGTTAGGTAGATTTCAAGAACACAGTAGAGTTAAATTAAATATTTTATATACAATTACAGATAGTTTTTACAATGTTGTTAATTATGAACGGCTAATAAAAAATTTTGTAGTCGAACATAATTTAAAGCATGATCCGTTGTTTGTTTTTGACGGACATACTGAAACAATATGTAAAAGTAAATTAGATAAGCCAGAAGCTAAATGGCTTATTGATACATTAAAAAATAAGAAGGAGATAACTAAATGAAAATAGAAATAAAAATGGATTACAATGACGTAAAAGTTTTACGTGAGTTAGCAACCATAGGAATAGTAAAGAAAACAGATAGCCACACAAGAGATGAGTTTGCAATGGCGTTTAAATGGGATATGACAAGACAAATATTCTGGATAGAAGTTACTAACTCATACGTGTTAAACATTGTAGAGTTTGGTAAGAATTACTATCCAAAGTTTATTGTTGATGACGCAGTAAGAGATGATGAGAATATTTATTGCGTAGCAGTAAGCCCGAAGCACTTACTACACACAACAAGACAGATACTAAAGCATAAGAAAACTACAGTAGATGATACATGTAAGTTAATTCTGGAGAGTGCAGAAGTAAATGTAGTGAGAGAGTTAGAGAATACTGAATACAAAACTATGGATAATTTATATTTTGATTTTGAGTTTAGTGATGATGAATACTTAAACTTATTTAAGTTACCGCCACGAACACAACGTCAAGACGTTCGCATGATAGAAGCTATTGACAATGTCATGGATACTTTTATTAAAGACTTAGCTGATAGATGTAAGTTGAGTGGAACAGAGTATCTTAATATGACACCAGACGTTTTTGGTATTAACACAGATATATTGACACAAGCTACAAAGATAATGAACATCAATAACGATAAAGGAAATACCAGTATGCGTTATGTAAAGAATTGTTTTTATTTATGGAAGCATTCTAGTGCTGATGATAACGTAAAAAACAAAGAAGCTATTGTCATGCAACGTGTTCAGAACAGTGATGATGAGAAAACTTTAGATAAGTATAGAACTAAAGCCGAAGCAGTTTTAAGTTAGATCATGAAGGTAAAAGAATTAAAAGATATTATTGCATATTTAGAGACAACAGATGAATTGCAACAAGATATAAAAAGTATAGTTGAACGCGCACTGGCTAATGGTTGGACGCAAGATACTATATTTAAAATAAAAATGCCTAACGGATTAACGCCTTATCAAGAATGGAAAGATAAGTATTCTAATTACACAAATTTAATTATGAATTTGCGTAAGTATCAAAAAAATAAATATGAAGGTATGTATTACATGAGTAAGCACAGTATCTTTGCATGGAGAAAAAAATAATGGACGATACATTAACAGAATGTTATAAGTGCGGGAAGCATGCTAAATACAATGACGAAACTGATATGTGGTTTTGTATGAATTGTGGTAAAGACTTAGAGCAACAACACGTTGTTGAGTTTTGTAAGCCATGTTGTAGCGGACATTGATATGGACTTATTAACGGGGATAACAGTATATTGTTTTGGTATTGGAACTGGATACATGTTTAGTGAATACAAAAACAGAAGCATAGACGAACATAAGTTTAGTGCTTTACAATTAGAAAAAGAACATATAAAATCACAATTAGATATAGTTATGGATATTAACTATAACTTACGGAAGGAGAAGCGTGAAAAATAAATTATTACAATACATACATGACTTTACGTTACGTTGTATGACATTCTTAATGGAGAATGAGTATCCAATTACATACGATAGCGATATTGTTTGTCAAGAAGGAACTATTTTTGATGGTTGTTATTGCCCGCTACACAATGTTGAGAGCAATGTGTGAGTGTCAAGACGCGTATTGTGATTGTTGCGGAAGCGAATTAGTTTGCAACAGTTGTAGAGAAGGAGATTGTTAATGGAAGTTATTACTTATGACCAGTGGGAGAAAAAATATAAGCCACGTGTTATAAAAGAAGCGGGAGAAGGACGGCAACTATATCGTGATAGTGAGCCAATATATACATGGTTCGATACAGTCAAAGATGACTATGACTTAATGATGAAGCATGCTAAACCAAATACAGTATGGACAGAACGTTATGATGATGACGATAAACCATACATGACAAGTGGAATAGGTTTAGTAGACAGATTTTGTTTTTATGTGACAGAAGTATCACATGAAGGTAAAGAAATAATTGTGGAAGGATAGATATGGATAAAGAATATATTGTGCAAAGAACATGCACAGAAGTATATAAAGTAAAAGCCAAGAATAAAGAACAAGCAGAAAACTATATAGCCAATAATCCTAGTGAGTTTTCTATGATTGGTGGAGAGACTATTGATATAGAAGTAGAGCAATTATGATTTTATATAATTTGGGTGAACAAGTAGTAATAGATAAAAGTAATATTGTTGATGATTTGTTACATATACTAAAAATAAATTATATATTTGTTGATATTGTTAATAACCGCAAGCAAGTATCGATTGTTGATGGCGTTGTAGAAGTAATTGTGGAAGGATAGATATGGACATACTAAAAGTAATTGATAAAGATATAGCTAGTGTAAAAGAACGTGTTGATAGTGAAAACAAAGACGGACATTATGATTATGAGTTTGACGGTGAGAAATTTGATACTGCGGACGAAGTATTAGAAGCAGTTGGAGAATGGGAAGCACTGGACTGCAACTTATCCTATGACGCGGGATATGTAGCGGGACTTAGTTGGGCAAAGATATATATTGAAACACAAAACAAGAGCAAGCTAAAGTCGGTATGGGCTAGACTAAAACCGAAATTACGCACTAAAGGATCATTATGAATAGAATTAAATTTTTAATATGGAAATATAAATTACCTTTTAGAATTTTTAAATTAAATATGTATAACAAATATAAAAGAAAATGAAAACTTTAATTATGCTTTACGGGGTTATAGGTTTTATATTTGTTGTTACTGGTTTTATTTATTACGGGGTTTTGTATATCCTTGACAAATAAAAGATTATAAATAATAATTAAGTAATTAATTTATTACGGGAAGGTGATAACTATGTGGGAATATCCAGAACGGCTAGAAAAATCTAGCACTAATGAAATAACAGTATATAAAAATAAAATTAATGGCGCTTTAATATTACATGACGCGAATGACTTTGCAAACAAGCAAGTTTATATCGGTTATGGAATACAAGAAGCTAAAAGACAATTTAAAAAACATTTAAAGGGGATAGCGTGAAAACATTAACTAAAGAACAACAACACGAATTAAGTAAAGTGCAATTATTTAATATAATATTTGATACTAATTTTAAAGTGTATACAGATGATTACAAAGACTGGAACGGCATAAAACTGGCGGAACATGTAAAAGAAAGTAATTGGGAAGCGCCAGACACTAAGCCAGTAATACACGGCTTAGTTAGACGGGTAAGCCCTAACGGAATGAATAGACAAATTAGTTTTCACATGGCTAGCGGAAGCGAAATTTTAGACATTACTTATTTAATGAGTTGGGTTATAGATGAGAGAGAGCCGAAGCAAGACAAGTATGGAAGGAATATTTTACGCGTGCATGGAACTGGAATGGATATGGTTTTCCACATGGTTTATACGTTGGGGATAATTTTATTTCGTGGCTTAGAGAGTGACATTGACCGCGCGGGGTATATGATTAGACATAGCCATTTATAATTATGTGCGCTTCATTGTAGCCCTTATACGTATGTAAATAGCGCACAAGCAATAAGCCCGCTAGGTATCCGCCCGATAGTCTTAGCGGGTTTTTGCTATATATATCTAAAATCGATACTTGTTTTATACGGATCATGGTTATATAATTAGCTTATGTATACGGGAAGGAAATACAATGAAATTAATAGATAATTGTAATAGTTATATGCTTGACTACTTTGGACTTAATTGGACAAAGTTTAATAAATTGCTAAGGTTTTTTAATCGGTTGAAGCATTTTAAATATAAATGGCGCTTGTTTGGTTTAGCTATTTTTATTTATTTATTACCTAAATTTATATTTTTTAAACTTAAATTATATTTATATATCAAACCTAAATGGTTTATAGAAGGTTTAAAGAATAAATATATTAAACGTAAGAGTTACGGCTATAACGGTTATGAGACTTATAGCGAATATGACAAAGAGCGCCAGATTGACTGGGGAATGGATATGTATAAATAATGAATGTAATTATATTATTGTTTTTAATTGCTTTTGCGTGGTATCTATCGGGACTAATGGCGGATAGTTACGCATTAAAAAAACGCATTAGAGAATTAGAAAAAACACTAGAGCGAACCAAATTAGAGTTAGAGAGTATTATTGATAATCAAGCAATAGAATTAAATTATTATCAAGAACACTACGGCTAACCAGTAACACAACAACAGAGAGAGAGCGGGACAAGTAGCCCGCTTTTTCTTTATGTAAAATCGTATTTCGTTTTGTATGGATCCCCGTTAGTTTTTTAAAAAATAGTATGCGGTTAGACTTGCGAACGCATAACAACACAGACGCGCGCACAACGTAGACGAACACGCGCATAGCACAACATACAACCGCACACGCATAACACACGCATATATATAACCCCCATACCTTAACCGAAGCCGTGCGGAAATGTATATGAATACGTCAATGTTTATGTGGTAATTTGTGGAGGTGGCAGGATTTGCACCTGCGTTGAGTTAGTTAAGGTTGGAACAAACATCTAACTGCGATCTAAAACACCCCCGTAGACAGTATACTATATATAGTGGTACTATATGTGGTATATTACAAGATATAGTGCAGTCGCACTAATATCTGTAATCTTACAGTCGAGTAGTCGTTGTAGGTGTAGCTAACCCTGTGTCACTCCCAACCCAAACCAGTTTATTAAGTGTAGTAACGTTTTTGCTCTCTCTCTAATAAATAAAATGTGAGGAATGTGGCTCAACCCACGACTAAGGCGGTCCTGCTAATCCAACCTTCTAAACGAGATCCTGAACTTGTGGTACTTGTATAGGCAGGAATACCACAATGCTTGTTCCTGTATGCTACACTATACCATATAGATATGTCAAATAAAGAAAAAAACACACTTTGTACAGCTTCTGATTGTGTGTCCCCTTTACCAGAAGGTAGGCAAAAATACTGTAGCGACAAGTGCGCTAACAGAGTAAAGAAGAGGGCATATAGGGCAAAGAAGAGTGCAAAAGATATACAGGTTGTAAAAGACGTAGATCCAAACATACAGAAGCGTAGGGGAGACTACTACGCCATTATGAAGAAAAAAAATTTTTTTAACGACATTTTATCAGGTAGCAAAACTAAAAAAGAAATTGCCGACATACTGAACTGTAGCCAAGCAACTGTTAGTAGGGCTATGGCAGCGTATGTAGAAGATATGGCAAAAGAAGCAGAGTACGAAAAACGTACAAAAGCGGTTGTGGGGGAAATCCAGGAAGCGGACGTAGACGACTTTGTAAAATTTAGAGATGATTACTTTTTAACAGAACAAGGTAAGAATTATGAAACACCTGACTTTCAAAAGAAGTGGATTGGTGCTATCTTAGATAGTATAAAACATGGGAACAGGTTAATGATACTGTCACCACCTAGACATGGTAAAACAGACTTGTTAACACACTTTTGCGTATACATGATATGTAAAAATCCTAACATTCGTATCATGTGGTGCGGTGGTAACGAGGATATTGCAAAGAACAGTGTTGGTGCGGTATTAGACCATTTGGAGAATAATGAAGGACTTATCCAAGATTACGGAGACTGGGACGGATTTAGACCTGCTAATCGTTCAGGAAAAAGTTGGTCGTCCAGTCAATTTACTGTTGCAACTAGAACAGTCTCTGGTATTAAGTCGCCAACTCTTGTCGCAATTGGAAAAGGAGGTAAAATCCTTTCCAGAGACGCAGACCTTATTATTGCAGACGACATCGAAGATCATGGAAGCACTGTGCAACCAAGTGCTAGAGAAAACACCAGGAACTGGTGGACCACAACGCTACAGTCAAGAAAAGAGGAACATACAGGAATGGTCGTCATTGGATCAAGACAGCACCCAGACGATTTATACCATCACCTCTTAGAAAACAAAGCATGGGAAAGTATTGTAGACCGTGCGCATGATTTAGAAGTACCACTAGAAGATGAAACTATAGACCATACAGAACACATGTTATGGTCAGGCAAGCGTTCTCATAAATGGTTATTAGAACAATTAGCTGCAGCAGAGACAACAGGTGGTAGAAATATATTTGAAATGGTCTATCTTAACAAAGCTATACCAGACGGTATGAGTTTGTTTACAGCAGAAGCAGTAGATAGTTGTTTAGATCCATCACGTAAGTTAGGTGACATACCACCACATACAACACTTATTGCAGGATTAGATCCCGCAAGTACGGGATACCAGGCAGCAGTGTTATGGGCGTATAATGTAAAAACACAACAAGTATGGCTTGTAGATATAAAAAACGATCAAGGCGGTGGTATACAAAAAGCACACGCATTAATGAAAGAGTGGTATGACAAGTATTGGTTATCACATTGGATAGTAGAAGAAAACGGTTTTCAACGTGCTATAGGACAAGACAGAGATATACGTAACTGGGCAGCAAGTCACGGTGTCAGAATAGAAGGACATCAAACCTATAAAAACAAATGGGATCCTACATTCGGTGTTACCAGTATGGTAGGTATGTATGAAAACCAAAAGATAAATTTAGCATGGGGAGACGCTGCAACAAAACGTAAAGTAAATATTTTTAGACAACAGCTTATATATTTTTCACAAGCAGGTGCAAGTAATTCACGTAATGTTAAAACAAAAACTGACTTAGTTATGGCAAGTTGGTTTCCAATGAAACGTATACGCACAAACGTAAAAATGATGTTAGCTGAAGCAGAGAGCGACTATACTCCTTCTTATAACTATTATAAGCAGAGTGAATACAACGAGGTTTTTTGGTAATGGTTTTAACACCTGACGAATTATTAATTAAAACAGACGACTTAAAAGGCATGCACGAACATAGTGGACACTATGAGTATCGTGATAGAGTTCGTTCTATTATGAACGGTGGAAGCAATGGTATAGCAGCATTGTTAGGTGAGAGCGCAAAAAACTATGATATAGATTTACCTGTACCTAATCTTATAAATTCAGGATTAGAACACTTAGCACAAAAATTAGGACGTATGCCCGACATCAAAGTTGATCAGTATGCAGACAGTGAACGTGCTAAAAACAAAGCAGAAAAATTAGAGCGTATTGTAACTAACTTAGACAGTTACTCTAAGATGGATATGCAGTTACCACAGGCAGCAAGATGGCTACCTGGTTATGGTTTCTGTGTATGGATTATAAGACAGAAGATGTCACCAGATGGCGTAATGTATCCTCATGCAGAACTACGAGATCCGTATGACTGTTATCCAGGATATTATGGACCTGACCAAGATCCAAAAGAACTTGCATTAATACGACTTGTTCCTAATGCAGTTATAAAACAAATGTATCCACAAGCAAACGTTGCTATAGATGAAAGCAGTCAGTTTCCTTCTGGATATAGTAAGTTTAAATACCATGATGGTTTCCAAAGAAGTTGGGATAACCATTTAGCTGATGGTACAGAATTAGTAGAATACTATGACGAAGATGGTACATACGTATTTTTACCAGATACAAAACAAATATTAGATTTTACACCAAATCCATTAAAGTCAGGACCTCGCTTTGTTATATCAAAGAGATTTAGTTTTGACAGACTAACAGGTCAATATGACCATGTATTAGGTTTGATGGCAGCTATGGCAAAGATTAACGTCTTATCCATAATTGCTATGGAAGATAGTGTATTTACAGAAACGAATATCGTTGGTGAATTAGAGAGCGGGAACTACAAACGTGGTAGATTTGCAGTCAATTACTTAACACCTGGTTCACAAGTTGCTAAACCACCTAACAATGTTCCGTATCAGTTATTTACACAAATAGACAGAATAGAACGACAATTACGTGTTGGTTCTAGTTATCCAGTCAGTGATGACGCTATATCTCCTAACTCGTTTGTAACAGGTAGGGGATTGCAAGAGTTACTATCGTCTGTTGATCTAAACGTAAAAGAATATCAGTTAGCATTAAAAACAGCAATAGAAGAAATTGATTATAAACGTTTAGAGATGGACGAAGCACTTAATGGCAATAGTAAAAAACCATTAGCAGGATTTCTAAAAGGCACAGCGTTTGCAGAACAATATACACCTAGCGCAGACATATCAGGTATGTACAAGACTAGACGTGTGTATGGTGTAATGGCAGGTTTTGATGAACCAACAAAGATTGTCTCTGGATTACAATTATTACAAGCAGGTATTATAGACAAAGAGACTTTGCAAGAAAACATGGACGGACTAGATAACGTACAAAAGATTAACGATAGAATATTAAAAGACGAAGCAGAACGTACATTGTTTGAGACACTTAAAGTGCAAGCAAGTCAAGGCGATCCTAAAGCAACTATGGCGCTTGTACAGATATATAAAAATCCAAACTCTATGCAATCTATACTTGACAAGTTTTACACAGCAGAAGAACCAGAGGTACCAGAAAATGAAGCTGCATTATTAGAGCAAGCATTAGGTGGCGGACAAGCACCAGTGCCACAAGGACCTGCACCAGATATACGATCGTTATTACTAGGAGGTGTACAAGGTGGCTAATTCTTTCAATGAAAGAGAAGTTAACAATTACAAATTTAGTGAAATAGTAAATAACTGTTTAGTAGATGTATGGCAAAAAACTGAAGAAGCTATAGCAGACCATGAAGATGAAATGTATGCAGAAGAGCCAGTAATTACAGATATGCCACAAGGCATGGTAGTTCAATATATACCTAATGGTCTGTTAATTTGGTTTGGAAAACAGGAGGATATGAATGGCGAATGGTAGTAGTAGAGAACGTGGCAGAAGAGGTGGAGTAAAAAGACCTGCTGCTGTTTCTGGACCAGGAAGACTTGCAAGGAGAACTGATGGTCAAGCACCTAGCATAGAAGATGTTAGAGGTATGGTTACTGAAAGTGCAGGAGAAGAAAAAGCACTTGTAGAACAAGTAAGGCAAGGTAACGTAGAACAACCTGCTGCAACAGTTGCTGCACCTGCAGAACAACCACAACAAGAATTACAACCTTTACCACCAGCAGTAGGTGATATATTTGCACAAGGTGATGGTACACCTATAAATACACCATCTAGTATGCAAGCACAAGAAAGTAGCTTATTAGAACCAGATGATGTTATGTTAATTAGGGCAATGGCACAAATAAATCCTTCATCAGAACTTATAAGTTTATTACAGTTTGCGGAACAAAAAATAAATAGAACGCCACAACAATTCGGATAACACATGGGTGTATTTCATTTTGACAATCCTAAGTCAGAACAAGACTTATATAAAGAGTTACAAGCTAGAAAAACACAATGGAACAGAGCGCAAGCTAGTGTAACAAAAGAAGACGCACAACGTGCAACAGCAATAGCACAGTTGTATCCTAACTTTTCACCAGATGTTATTACATCTCTTACAATGCTACAAGTAAAACCAGAAGCAGAAGTTTTGCGTACATTGTCAGAAAGAATATTAGAACATAATAAAAAATCATTAGTAGATAAAGTATTCGATCCATTAAAAGGTGCAGTTAGATTTGGATTACTTGCTTTAGAAGATTTATATAGAACATCTGTAGATAGACCAATTAACTCTATGATTGCTGCAACTATAGGTGACAAAGCAGAGGATCTTACATTTGCAGACGCATACAAGCAGTCAGGTAAATCAACCGTTAGACAAGTGTTTAGTAATTTAGCACAAGGTAAAGAGGTTAATTTAGGTGACGGTTTGTTACCAAACTCTGATGTATTTGATCCAGACAATCCAAACAGTAAATATTATGACGAATATAAATATCTTATACAATCTGGTTTTGACAATACACGTGCGCAAAACATTATACAAAATCAATTAGGTTCTGCTATTACAGAAATAGATAGACGTATGCAAGAAGACAGTGGTCAGTTTACTATTACAAGACAATTAGGAACTGGTGAAGAAGTAGCTGTACCTATATCTTTAGGTAGAACAGTTGCATTAGGTATGACAGAACCTGGCACAAAAGGTTTTAACGTTGTATCAGGATTATTAGACGCAGGTAAAGCATTGTTTTTAGATCCTGCAAACTATCTTACATTAGGCGCAGGCGCATTAGCTAAATCAAGAAAAACACTTGCACCTAGTGACAACCTTATAAACATGATTAAAAAAACTGATACAAAGTTTACAGACGCAGAAAAAGCACAATTAGGTCTAGTTAAAAGAGGTTGGGGATTACCGTTTTTGTCACCTAAATCTGTTACAGATTATTTAAACAAAGATCCAGGCGGTATGAAGTTTGTAAAATATTTATCTAATTTGCAATCAGAAAGCAAGTTTATGGATATTACAGGCATAACAGATCCAAAAGTAGTACAACGTTTTATGAATATATCACAAGACTTTACTAAGACAGCAGACGAAAAAGTTATAAATATGGCAGAACTCGTAGATCAGTCTATAGGTTTTAGAGATTTACCATTTGGAACAACAAAACCTACTGTAGGTGCAATAGGTAGATTTTTAGGCGGTGCAACAGAAGCAATATCTAAAAACGTACCTGAAGGCACAGGTCAGTTGTTTGGTGCAAAAAAAGTTGTAAAACTGTCAATGATGGATAGCAATAGTAGAGCTGCACGTATTATGGCAACTTATACTAAAGATTTACCTGCACGTTATTTAGATAGCGAAAATATAGAACAATCTTTTGATGAAATAAAAAAATGGTTAGACAATTCTGATTTAAACAGAAATACAAAAGACAGATTATTAAAAGAAGCTATGGTATTAGAAAATGGTGATCAAGCAGGTTTATTCAGAATTGCTACTGAAATGTTAGATGAGGTAGGTAAAGACTTAGTAGATAACTATAAAGTTGACGCAAGAGACGCTGCAGCATTTACACGTATATTTAGTGAAACATTTGATGACATGCGTAAATACTTTATAGACGCATACACAGGTCAGAATGTTAGGCATGCAGGTATGAAAATGAAACCAGTTGTAGTAGAAGGTAAAATGAGACCAATAGCAGACGCACATCTTACTACAGAATTTATTAATAGAACTATACCTATGCCAGACGCAGGACAACTAGCTAAAGCTATGAACTCTATGTCAATACTTAGAAATAAATTAGGCGGTACAAAAGCATTTGATGATTTTATAGGAAAATATCCTAAGTCAATGCAAAAAGGTATTGTTGGTAAAAATATAGATTGGTATTACACAGAGTTTTGGAAACCTGCTGTATTGTTACGTGGTGCATGGTTGCTACGTGTAGTTGGAGAAGAACAACTACGTATGTATACAAGAGGTTATGACAATATATTTTCAAGACCATTGTCTTTAATTTCTTTATCTTTACTTAAAAAAACAGACGCTGCACAAGCAAAAAGATGGACACAAAAAGATGTAGAGTTCAAAGATTTGTTTGGAGATCCACTAGCAGAAAGTTTAGAGTGGAAACAAGGATCTTCACGTATGCGTGGTGCTAACAACAATGACGAAGCATTTGGTGGTGCGCAAAGATCACAAAGAAGACAACAAGGTAGGCGTAAAAAAGCAGGACCTCATGATTACGATATATTAGAAAAAACACAATCTTTTGCAGGACTAAATGCAGGAGATAAAGCAAGTGCAAATAAATTTGTAAGAGCATGGACAAATGAAGTAGCAAAAATATATCAAGATGATTTATACGAATTGTTATTTAAAGGTAAAAACAATCCAGTAGCAAGACAAAACAAATTAAAAGAATGGGTAAAAGGCGAAAGTCCTGCAGCTAAAAAAGTAATAGAAGAGTATGCAAAAGGTGGATCAAGATATGAAGATATTATGCAAACAGCAGGTGGTAGATATGTTTACGCTAAATCTGTAGAAGCTAGGTTACAGCAAGTAGCAGGCGGTGCTTTTGATGAAGACCTTGCAGTGTTAGATGATTTATTAAATAAATTTGATTTTGATGAAATAGATTTTAGTAAAAATCCGTTTCCGTTGCGTATAGATAGACCACGTAATGAAGATTTATACGACATGATGATAAGTGGTAAATTAGGTAAGATTGCAAAAGAAAGCGATAAAGGCGTATGGATAAATAATCCTACACCGCAACAAATTAAACAAGCTACAGAAACTATAGAAGTTGGTGGTGAGATGAAATATTTTATTCCTGAATTAGATGGTTTAACTGGTATAGAAACATTAGATGATTTGTTTGCAATATTTGGAAAAGGTTTTACAAAGCTAGATGACAAGTCTATGCGTAAAGCAGCTAATAAATATTACGACACAATTATAGAAGAATATGGAGATAGCTTACCAGAACTTGTTACAGCACCTATAGAAGGTACTTTATTAGATGATAGTAAATGGTTAGAACGATTTATAGAAAATGGCTTTGACGTTATTATGGGACAACGTACAGATAACGCTTCAAGATCACCAGTATTTAGACAAGCATATTGGCGTGCAGTTTATGACTTACTACCACGTATGACACCTGCTATGCGTACAGTTTTATTAGAAGGTAAAAATTATAGAGCAGGTGGTAAAACAATAAAAGTGTCTGGTGCAAGAAAATCTAATATACCTAACGAAAATTTACTAAGCAGTATAAAAGCTGATATAGGTTTACCTGCACAAAAACTACGTAAAGCAGATACAGAAATAAATTTAGATATGTTTGAACGTAGAGTAAAAGAATTAAACGAAGCAGACGCAAAACTAGGAACTAAGTTTGTAGACAACACAGATGAAATACAAAAGATGACAAATGACTTACAAAAAGTTAGAAGAAAAGGTCAAGCAGAAATAGACGATATAGATGACAAAATTGCTAATGCTATAGACGAAGATGAAATACAAGCATTAACAAAACAAAAAGATGATCTTATTCGTGATTTAGATAATTACACAGCAGAAGAAGGTAGAGAAATAGAATATCTAGGAACTCTTGCAGGTTTTGATGATGGCTTTATAGACGCAGAATATATTGACAATTTTGCTAAATCTATTGCATTGTCAGAGCTACAAGACTTACTTTACGATCTAAGTAAACGTAGTAAGATAACCTACAATCTTAGAGGTATATTTCCTTTTGGTGAAGCATACGTAGAAATATTAACTACATGGGCAAAATTATTAAAAGAAAATCCAGAAATAGCTAGAAGAGGTCAAGTAACAGTACAAGCACTTAGAGACGAAAATCCATTTAGTCCTGTAGAAGGTGAAGGATTTTTAGCTGAAGATGAAATAACTGGTGAAGAAGTATTTTATTATCCAATAGTTAATGAGTTAGTATCTGACGCATTGTTTGGTGCAGACAGAAATGTTGGTGTACGATTACCAGGATATGCAGGTTCTCTTAACTTAGCATTAGAAGTTGTGCCTGGTATTGGTCCAGTAGCAGCTATACCTGCGTCATTTGTACTAGAAGGTACACCTAAATTTGAAGAGACACAAAAGTTTTTATTTCCATACGGTTTACCAAGAGTAAAAAATATTGGTGATTTAGTACAAGAAGCAGGTGTACCTGCGTGGTTAAAAAATGCAGGACGTGCAATGTTTGCATTTAATGAAGACGCAGCACCAGGTGAGTTATCACGTATTGCTGCTAACACAACTATTGATGTATATAGAGTATTAAAAGCTAATGGTGAAGATGATATGACGCCAGAAGCACAACAAAGATTATTAGAGAAGGCACGTTCTATTGGTAAAAATTTAACTATGATTAAAGCATTTTCACAGTTTGTTGGTCCTACAGGATTAAATCCACGTTTTGATATAGGTGATCCAAGAAATGCAGGATCGCTTTACTCTATGCAAATACTTGCAGATAGATACAGAGAACTTATAGAGACACCACCTAAAGATCCAGTTAGCGGTGATTTCTTATATGCACCAGGTGATAACTATTCTGCAACTAAGTATTTTATAGATGAATTTGGTTTTAATCCTTTAGATATATCTACACCTAAATCTATTGTTGTAGAACCTAGACCAGTAGATGAACGTGGTGTACAGTTTGAAAAAGAAAATCCAGAGTTATTTGATGAATATAAACTTACTGCATTTTACGCTGTACCTAATGGCGGTGGTGGTGCTTTTGATTACGAAGCATATACAAGAACTATATACAATGAGCAAAGAGAACCATTAACACCAGAAGAATGGGTTGCTACACGTAACCAAAGATTAGGTGAGTTCTATATGGAAGAAGAGCGTATAGCTACATTACAACAATTTGATATTACTGATCCATACCAAGCAAAACAGAGAAGTAGATTACTTGCTGTTAAAAGAAATGTAGCAGCACAAAGGTTTCCTGGATTTGACACAACAATACCAGGACTACCACAACGAGGTACATTAGATCAACAATTTGATGAACTTAAAAGATGGGAAGATGAACCTAAATTACGTGGATCAGAAACAGGACAAGCTGTTGCACAAGTATTAGATTATATAAAAATACTAGAAAAGAAATCATTAGGTCGTGGATTATCAGCTAATGGTTGGCGTACATCACGTACAATGTTACTTGAAAGACAACAACTTAGAGATTTTATAGGTCAAATATCTGTTAGTAATGATGACTTTTACGTAATAGCACAAAACTTACTATTACCTTTATTCCAAGAAAGAACACAGTTCTTAGAGGATTTGGAGTACGATTATGATACAATGTTAGAATACGGTGCATATTTGCCCGTACAGCAGGGAGAAGCGTGACAGAAGAATATAAGCAAGCACTCGTAGACAGTATTAAAGCGCAAAGACAATTAGACGATAGCGCTGAATTTGCTAAAGAATTGAATGGTCTTGTTAAAGAAGGCATATCAGACGCATTGTTTATTGCAAAAGTAAATACTGCATTAGCTATATACGATCAAAGTTTAAATAGACAAGCTGAAACTGGATTAGGTATAAACAGAACAACTAAGAATGTTATGACTAACGCACTTAACGAAGCTATTGCAAGTGTTGAATTAGAAGGTAGAAACGCAGGTTACGCACCTGGACAATATACAGCATGGTTAGTAAATACACCACTTGACGTACGTGCAGACATATTAGAAGGACTTGATGTCTCTGCAGGTATAAAAGCAGCAGAAGAGAGCCAAGAGTATTTTGATTATCTTGTAGATAAGTTAGATGAATGGTATGACGCTACAGGTCAAATTGGTGCATTAGTTAAACCAGGCGGTGGTAAAGGTGTTGTATTGTTTTCATCTGGTGAATATGACAGATACAAAAAGAATTATGACAATCCAGAAGACACTATGCAAATATTTAGAGAGACTGATCCTGGTAGAACAAAAGTACCTAAAAAAGGATTTAGAACACAACCAACTGTTTTGTATGAACCAATAATGTCTGGTGATCCAGGTAAATATGAATTTAGTGGTGAGTATAACAACAGAGTAAAAGATATATCTGACAATACATACAAGACTGTTGAACAAGCAGGTGGTCAGATAACAAAAATAAATAACGAAACTCTTGAAATAGAAAAACTTACAGTTTCAGATAGTGAATATATAGCACTAGAAGAAGGTCAACTTGATGGTGGTTATACATTAATAAGAACACAAGAAGCTGCTGCAGTAGAACAAGCTAAAGCTGCATTATCAGATCAAGTAGATATTCCAGGTTACGGATTATTTGGTGGTATTACTCCTGGATATACAGTATATAAAAATCCAGACCTAGCAGCAGTATTTGAAGAAGGCAAAGAACTTACACCTGGTGATTTAGCAGCAGAGACAATAACACTTACAGAAGAACAAGCAGCTAAACAGTATGGTGGGCAAGATCACATACAAATTGGTTACAACATGTTGCCACAAGAGAGATTAGCAGTACAAACAGATTTATTACAAGCAGGTTACTTAACCTATGACGAATGGTTTTTTGAACAAGGTAGTTGGGGATCAGCAAGCCAAAGAGCTATGCTAGAAGCCATGACTAATGCTAACTATGAATTAGCAGATATTGGAACACATCTAACAGAAGAGAAAGCAAGACTATACAAGAGACCACCATTACTTCCTAAAGTATTTGTAGAGCCAAGCCCTACACAAATAAAAGCAGAAATAGATGGTGCGTTAAGTGCAATAGGTATTGATAGAGAATTATCAGAAGCAGAGATGGTAGCTTTTGCAGACTTCTATACTGAAGCAAGTAAAGACTATGAAACTGCAGTTGCTAACTTTAACAAGAATTATGACTTAGCACAACGTATGTTTCCTGGTGCAGATAAGAATTTGACAGTACCTGAAGCACCACAAGCTAGTTTGCAAGAGTATGCAGACAGTGTATTAGGTGCAGAGGTACGAGCAACAGAGCAAGCAACAAAGGAAAGAAATGATCTTAGCTACTTGTTTGGCACTCTTGATAGCATGTCCAGGTTGGCTAGTGGTTGATGTATCTGACTATACAGGACAAGTAAATTATTTATCACCTATAGGTGTTTTTAATAACGAAGTACCACAAGACGAAACTGAAATTATAGAACACAAAACATCACAAGCTGCTATTGACTTTTTAAAAGATAAAGAAAAAATAGAACTAGAAGCGTATGATGATGGTGCAGGTAATTGGACTATTGGTTACGGACATACAGGTAGAAGTAGTGGTGTACCTGTAAAAGAAGGCATGGTAATTACAGCAGAAGAAGCTGAAGAATTATTAGTACAAGATTTACAAGAGTTTGAAAAGAATGTTTATAATCGTATGGTCAATTACAATACGCCATTATCACAAAGAGAGTTTGATTATTTAATTATTGCTACATTTAACAGAGGTAATGACATAGTAGGTAAATCACTGTACGAAGCTGTAAGTAAAAGAGATAGAAATACTATTACAAAACTTATGGCAAAAACAATAGCGGAAAGTGATCCTAATGTTATTAAAGGTTTAGAAAATAGATTAGTAGATGAAGAAGAGTTTTTATTTGACTATTCACAATATATACCAACAACTACAACAATGGGACCTGTAAATTTACCAACAACTACAACCACAACAATGCCAGGTAAAACACAGGCAGGTTATCCATTTGATATATACACACCACCAAATCCAAAAAAAGAAAAAGATAAATTAGAAGGTTTTTTAACAAAAATGGAAGAACTAGGTATAGCATACGAAAATAAAATAAATGAGATACTAGGTTTAGCACCAGGAGAAAAACCACCAAAACACGGTGTTTTAGGAAATGCAGTAATACAGAAATTTAATAAATGGTTTGGTAAAAATGGTTGAACAAATACCAGTACCAGATAATTTGCCACCAAAAAAATTATATCATGGTTCAGGTGGTTTTATAAAAGGACCAAAAGGCGTAATAGCAGCAGATAATATAAATTACGATATAGGATTTCACGTTGGTACATACAATGCTGCTGTAGACAGAAGAGCAGGAACTTTTGGTGATGACAATATAAATAAAATTATTAAAACTGCAGGACAATATGTTGATGATAAATTAGAAAATTACAGTAGTGATTTCATGATTGCAGCAGAAGACTATAAAAAAACATTTGATAGTAGCAGATCAAATCCTTTATTTTATGATGAAAGTATTTTTTATAAATTAAATACAGATAAACCATACATACACGAAGTTAGAATAATGGGTTTTATGGAAGATGATAGAGCTACAATGAGATTATTTTGGTCTGATGACGTAATAAGAAGCACATTGCAAGGCAGGAAACCAGATATTATTGAGACACAAGAATATGCTTATGTTGATTTCGATGAATTAGGACAAGTTGATGAGGTATATTCTGGACCACAATTTGATAGTTGGATAAAAAGTCAAAGTAAATTAAACGCACCAGAGTATTTTACAAATGATATTTTGTATGAAATAACTATGAAACCAGAAGCAGTGCAAGCTAAATTTAAAGACATTGGTGAAGTATATCTAGCTTTTGATGGTACACATATCCGTTTGTCTGACGCTGATAATATGGCAAATAATCTACAAAGATATGTTGCAGGATATGATGGCAATTTAGATTGGAACGGTGTTAGTGCAGGTGGTTTTATTGCAGAGTTAGACATTGCAACTGCAGACCAAGTACGTGATGGTATTATCAGTCCAAATCAAGCATTAGCTAAATCAAAAAATTTATACAACGGCAGTGAGTTTTTAGATGAATTTGGTAATGCTGACATGCTGTCTTATACAAATGTTGTAGAAGATAAAGGTCAGAAAAGTTATATTATATTAAATGGAGACATTGTAGATATACAACCTGCTAATACAACAGATCAAATTAAGTTTCAACTCGAAGTAGATAGAAAACAAACAGAGACATTTATGAAACCACTTAATTTATATAGTGATGTTGACACAACACAGGTATTGGATATACCTGAAAATGTTACTAAACATATAGAAAGTGATTACATTATGTCAGGCATGAGAAACATGGACAGAACTGTATCTACGTCAAAAGACGCACGTATATTATTTTTAAATGATAATGTTATTCCCACTGTTAAAGGCACTGGCAACATAAACACATTGTCAGATGAAATTATAAACATTATAAATCCTGAACAAACACTTAAAGAAAAAGCTAAAAAAAGAATAGCAGACAGAGGTAAAAATTTAGGTAAAAGATTAGGAGTAGTAAATCCATTAGCAGGTGGACCTATCGGTGCAGCTATTATGGAAGCATTAGATTACTATGAAACATTTGTTATGACTGCAGGATTAGCGTATGGTTTTGCACCAGACATAGATACATTTGTAAAAAACCAAGCAAACAATATGTTGGAAACTATGGCAGGCGCAGCAGGATATAAAATAAATTTAGACGATTACGAATATGATTGGCAAAGAGTAAATAAATCATTAGATTGGATAGAAGCTGTATCACCAACAGATATAGTATTAAAAAAAGCAGGCAAACTTATAAGTGAAGTAGGCGATACTGGTGCAGTTACAGGTTTTGGCTATGTACCTATTGAAGATACATTAGGTAAAACATTGACATCAGGGCAAACAAAAGAGAAAGAAAGAGATCCTATGTATGATAGAATAAGTAGGACATTTAGTGGACAATATTAATGGCAGTACAAGATAAATCAGCAAATAGACTTATAAACACTATATCTAAAGACTTTGAGATATGGGAAGAAATAACAGAATTTGGTAGTAAATTCTATCTTGTTGCACAATTACCTAGCTTTGAAGGAAGCGGGGGGGTGTTTACATGGCGTTACGAAATATCAGATTGGAACGCAGTAAAAGAAAAAGTAGCAGGAAATAATTTAGTAGCAAATGTTGTTGTAGATAGTGACTTTAATATTATTGAAGGTACATCAAGTATTACAGGACAAGACTATAGTAATAGCTTTTATTTTGGTAATGCTAACCAGTTATTGTTTTCTACAGCAGAACCAGGTGCAGAACCTTATGATCACTTAGTAGAAGCATTAAAAGAAGAAGCTAAATATAGTGAGTGGATATTGTCAGAAGATGAAGATGGTAGATTAGATTTCTTAGCTATAGCTATAGAGAATGCACTAGAAGGTAAACAAGTTAGAGCAGCAGATCTACAAAGAACTACTTGGTGGAAAACACATACACCTACAGAACGTGCAGCAGCAGAGTTGTTTGCAAGTGATCCTGCACAATATAAAGAAAAAGTTTTAAACACACAACAAACAATTGTTGACGGTATGATTGCACGTGGTGTGCAAACAATAAATGCAGATGTAGTTGCAGGTCTAACTAATTTGTTTAGTAAAGGAACTATATCTGATGAAGATGAACTAGGCAAGATATTAGATAAGATGGTAAATGATCGTATAAGATATACACCAGATCCAGAAGTACAAGCTGTATTAACAGGACAAAGTTTTGACACAATACTTGCTACAAGAGATTTAGCATTAGGTATAGATCAAATTATTGGACCTGGTGCTAGTGAAAACTATGACTTAGAAGCTGTATATAAAGAAGCACAAGCTAATCCTGCATGGTATAGCGAGGTGTTCATACCACAAGTAGAAGCAGCATTTCAAACTAAATATTCACAGTTTCAAGGTACAGAAGTAAAATCATACGAAACTGCAGCAGGTGCTTTTAGAAATGAATGGGAAAGTATTACAGGACAAAAAGCAGATGAAACGTCACCTGCATGGCAAAAGTTTTTTGCAACAAATGATGTAAAAGAAAGAGAAGATATTGCATTTGGAGAAGCAGCTAAATTAGGTACACAAACTTATAGAGATACATTAGCAGCTAAGATGGAAAAATCTTTTGGTAGAGCAGGACAAAGAGCCACAGGCGGAGGTAGATTTCAATGAGCATATTAGCTAGACTTGCACAGTTACAAGGTATAACTATAGATGGATTAGAGCCACCTAGAACTACACCTACTGCACCAGACAGAACACAAGTTAGAAATATTGTGTCAGCACCAGTTTTTGACTTTGCACCAGATCAAACTATAGAAGAAGTTGTTGAAGCTAGTGCAGGTGCAGCAGAAGCTGCAGGAATAATATCACAACCACCAGACGAAATTATACCGCCAAGTGAACCACCAAGTGATCCATTGGGCGGAGATGAATTAACAGGCGGTGCTTTACGTACAATAGTTTCTACACAAACAGTTATAAAAAATGGTAGAAATGTATTACAAACAATATACAGTGACGGAAGCATAGAAGAACAAGATTTAGGTCCAGTAGATGAAGGACCTCCTGCACCACCACCACCTCCAGGAACTACAGAAGTACCTGGCGATCCAGTAGAAGAGTTTGACGCAAGAGAATATGCAAGACTTAATTATTCATGGTTAGGTGATGATCTTATAGATACATTTTTACAAGAGTTTAATACTAATGGTGGTGATGAAGAAGAAGCATTAAGAAATCTTAGAACTACACAAGCATACAAAGATAAGTTTCCTGGAATATTTAGAGAAGATGGCACAACACTACGTATAGAAACAGATACACCAGAGCTTGATTACCTAAAGATACGTGAAGACTATGGGAACTTGTTACAAGATTACAACCTTAATCCAGAATACTTTGAGGGACAGATAGAGACATTGTTTGAAAATGATGTTGCACCTAGAGTATTTGAGCAAAGACTTAATGTTGCATACAACAGTTTGTTTCCACAGTTTGACGCAGTAAAACAATACTATGTTAACAACTATCCTAATATCTTTCCTACTACAGAAGATATTACAGATGAAGCTATATTTGCTAGTTTTATATCAGAAGATGTATCAGCAGATATTATCGAACAAAGAGTTAATGTATCACAAATAGGTGGTGCATTCTTAGAACAAGATTTTGCAATATCACAAGAACAAGCACAACGATTAGTTAGTGCAGGTTTGTCTGGTACTGGTGCGCAACAGTTAGCAGCTAGAGCAGAGACACAGCTACCAAGATTGCAAAGATTAGCTAGAAGGTTTACTGGTAGAGAAGATATATTTGGACTATCAGAGTTTATAGAAAGCGAAGTCTTTGGTGAAGGTGTTGCAGATCAAGTAAGAGAAAGACTAGAAGCAGAACAAGCTACAGTCTTTACAAGAGAAGGTGGCGCTGCAGTTACACAAGCAGGTGTTACAGGATTGGTAGAACAATAATGTTTAAATGGGTTAGAGCAAGAAATAAAAAAGGTCACTTTGTTGCTGACAAAGCATGGACATGGTGGAATGACGCTTATAAAATAAAATTAACACAATCAGGAAAAAATCTCGTAGCAGTACTTTTATGTGTTATAATAATATTACTGGCGTGGGCAGTATCCGCTAGGTAAAAAATAGATCGCCATTCTGGTTTAGGGTTCCTACGTCCTAGCCACGTATTAAATTCGTAGAGGTGTTGTATGCGTAATTACAGCGCCCATTCAGCATGTAAACAAATACTGTAATCACTCCCAATACGATCCACACCTTATTGGAGAATAGTGTAATAGTGTGAGAAATGGAGAATATCAATGACAGACGAAATAATGGAAAGCAACGAAACTAACGAAGGCATAAAAGGTTTAAGGGAAAAACTTAAATCTGTAGAACAAGAGAATAAAGAACTAAAGAATGTTGTAAAGACTTCTTTGTTTAAAGATGTTGGATTAGATCCTAATTCTGGCACAGGTAAGATGGCTTACGATCTTTATGATGGAAAACCAGATACTGCAGAACTAGGTTCATGGCTTAAAGAAACTTACAATATCGATACTGAAGTACAGCAGAACAACGAAGTAGCTGCTGCAAAGATCGCTGAAAGTGACGACAAGCTAACACAAATACAACAAAACTCTGCAGCTGCACAACCTGCAGATTGGACACAGAAAATGCAAGACGTTATAGCAAGTGGAGACACTTCTGTTAGAGATAGTCTAAGAGCAAAATTAGCTTTACAAGAAGAACTTAAAAGAAAATAACTCGTAAGAGAGAAAGGCACATTTAAACATGGCAGCAATATCAGGTGCAAATCCTATAGTCGCTAGTGACGTGAACAACTTTACTGGTGAACTGTTTAAGATCACACCTC